AAACCATAAACTCATTAGCCTGATAAAGGTTGATGTAGTAGTATGTCCAGAGTGGTTACAGGATCGCTTTTATAGAAATCAACCTGAACAGGATCTCTGCCGCAGTACTAAGACTTAATGTAAACACATAAATAAGTCAAAGGAAGCCGGCAGAGCAAAAGCAGATGTCGGCTTCGGTCGTTTAATGTAAAAACACTCTCCAATTCGGCATGGAACAGACCGAATTAAAATGCCTTGAGAACATTAGTTCAATAGGAAGCTCTTTAGGGAGCAGTTCACAGGATGAGCATGCGCTTTGGTTAAAAGCCAATCCTAAATACGTACTAAGTACGCTAGCACTATGACAATTGAGTACTTATTGGGGTATCGTCCAACGGTAGGACGGGAGTTTTTGGAGCTCTTGATATAGGTTCGAGTCCTATTGCCCCAACTAAGGTGTCTGATTAGCAAAGAGGTATTTGCGGCTGTCTGTAAAACAGTTTCTACATTGAGGAGTGGTTCAATTCCACCAGGCACCACAATCTAATACGTTATGGTAGTATTAGGTTATTTCTTGATCCGGTTTGAATCCTACAAAGCATAAAGCAAACTATTCTTTTGTAATTTTACAGCTCTTACCCCTAATCATCTATCAATACTTTGGATTGGGGGTATGAGTAAAAATTCCGAAAAAGTCAAAAAATGGAGAAAGTCTACTAAAAATAGAATTGTACAATCAATGGGAGGTAAATGTGTTTGTTGTGGATATAATAAATGCAATCACGCCCTAGCTCTTCATCATTTAGATCCATCACAAAAAGATATAGCTCTTGGAACTATTAGAGCCAATTCAATTTGTTGGGAAAAAATAGTAAAAGAATTAAAAAAATGCATTATGGTTTGTCATAATTGTCATTCTGAAATTCATGCTGGAATTACTGAAATACCATCTGACGCAGCTTGTTTTGATGAGTCGTTTTCTTCTTATAAAGATCTTGAAAAACAAGCCGCCCTTGACAATTGTCCAATCTGCGGAAACTTAAAACCAACATTTAAAATTACTTGTTCTGTTAAATGCGGAGCTAAAATGCAATATAAAGTTGATTGGGATTCAATTGATTTAGAATCAGAACTAAAAACAAAATCCATAGTACAAATTTCAGAAGAATTAGGTTGTTCAGATGCAGCTGTTCACAAAAGATTAAAGCGTATTGGTTTGAAGTAAATATTCTAGTGTATCCGAGTCTGGTAGCAGGAACTTGACTGTTAATCAAGAGCATTAATTTGCCGCCGGGGGTTCGAATCCCTCCACTAGAGCGATAAAAGAATTGTCATAATGAGTTATTATGTGGTTATCAGTAAAAACAGCAATGCCTTATATAAACGATGAAGATTACATACAGTCAATTATCTTCGATATCAAATCAAAGTTAGGTGATGTGCCTGTTGATATTACATCCATCAAATACGGTAATATAGATATTTGTTTAAATAACGGAACCTTCAGCGAAAATGAAAAACAACTAACACTACTAAGCGATACATTGTTTACAGGAGAAATTAAAGGAGAGTGTGATCGCGGAATTATAAGAGATGAAGATAGGACAATTGTTTAGCTATTTTAAATGCCTCCATCGTCTAACGGCTTAGGATCGCTGTTTTTCACACAGCAAATGAGGAGTTCGATTCTCCCTGGAGGTGCCAAATTAATTAAGTTGATTTTATGAGAAAAGCCTACATTAGATACAAGGATGACTTACCGGCATCTACAATGCTTGCGTCAGCTCAACTTGGTTTCAAAGAACTTGGAATACATACAACGCCATTTTATGGTTTCAATGATATAGAATCTCTTTCAGATCTTGGTCCCGATGTAGGTATTGTTGGGTTTGTAAATGATATCCATGAGGCCTTAAATAAAATTGGACGACCCATTCCTAAAACAATGGATTATCCTGAAGTTCTTTCTTCATGGCTACATAGAAACATTACTACATCTAATATCAAAGACATATTATCACGTAATGATTCTATATTTATCAAACCAGTTTCTGAAAAGTTATTTACTGGATTTGTTTGGCCTATTTATATTTCAAGAATTGTAAAACTACCAGCAGATACTGAACTTCTATTATCTGATGTAATTGAATTCAAATCCGAATATCGAGTTTTTGTATTAGATTCAGAAATAATTGGCTGTAGACATTATAAAGGTGACTGGTCATTAGCATTAGATAAGAACCTTACCCTAGAGGCAGTAGAGGCAATGTCTTCTTGGTCTGAATGTCCTAGAGCGTATTGTTTAGACCTTGGTATAACAGATACTAGTAATTGTTGTTTAGTAGAAGTTAATGATGCATATGCTGTTGGTAGTTATGGATTACAGGATGCTTTATACGCAAGACTTCTAGAAGCAAGGTGGGATGAATTGGCAATTAATAGAACATAGTAATTAGATAGAATAATTGTTTAACTATTTTGTTAACAAAGAATTGGTTATTTTTGTATTCTAATATGAGCCCTCCTGTAAAACTTCCACCAAGACCAGTTAGGTCAACAGCCAAGAGTTATGATGACTTGTCGGCGGTTTCTGCTTTAGATGCAGCAGATGCGAGGTTACGTGCGGCTATGAAATTAGCAGATGAAGAAGCTGTCAGAAATCAGGAATTGCAAAACGAATTAGACACTATGAGAGCTTCGGTTGAAATTCCAAAACTTCCACCTCCACCACCAATTCCCCAGGGAAAGCCAATTTCAGTATCAGCTCAGGCCTTGACTATTAGGGGTAAGTATTGGAAGTTCACAATTCCATTTACACTGTTATTGTCATTATGTCCTTTAATATGGACACTAGCAAATGACTACATGCAAATGAAGAGAGATTTTAAGTCACAGACAGAAACTTATGCAGCACAAGCTAAACGCATCGAGGAAGTCAACGTGTACGCCCATGAGGTAGGTAATAGAAATTCGGAGCTAAGAGAAACAGTAGCACAACTTTCTGGATATATTGCTGGTGTTTTGCCCAAAGCTGGTGTAAAGGTACCTGGAGCAGAACCTGGAGCAACGTTTGTAAATGTTGTATCAGATCCTCTTCCATTAGGAGAAATGAAGAAGAGACAATCGCCAATAACTGTAAGAACTCCTGTACCTGCCCCTGCTCCTAAGAAATGAAACTTTGCTGGTGTGGCGTAATTGGTAGCCGCAATCGATTTAAAATCGATCGTTAACACGTGTGGGTTCGAATCCCTCCATCAGCACTTCCTGAACATCCATCAGATTAACCATACAAGCAAAAATATGTTGGTTCGAATCCAACCGTCGGCACGAGCACGCAAGTGCAACAAATGCCGATGTAGCCAAATGGAAAAGGCAAATGATATAGGATCATTCAATTACAAGGTTAATTACTCGGGTGTTTGGTGAAACTATCTAGGTGTACGATAGTGGTAATCGGCCAGTTTTGGGTACTGGAAATCGTCTGTTCAATTCAGACCACCTAGACTAGGGTATCTATAAAACTAACCTTACAAGCAAAAATCAACGGTGGTTCGAATCCATCATTCCCCACTAGCGCTTTGGCGTGAACAATGGGGAATTAGCCTAGTGGTTAAGGCAATTGACAGTAAATCAATCGAATAAATCAGGTTTGTTACTCAGGTATCCTATTATGGTGGCTTAACGCAAATGGTCAGCGGACAGATTATGGCTCTGTTGTTAGCGGGTTCGAATCCCGTAAGTCACCCTGGCTCAATAATGTATTAGCTTAATACTATATTGTCTTAGTTGAGCCAATCCTTAATAGTAAGAAGACAGTTACCATTAAGGAATCCGATTAGCAGCCGAAGAGTGACATTGAATCGAAATTCGGTCCGGAATAGCCTGGTTTCGAAATAAATCGGGCTATGCTTCTAACTTTGGTATAATTCCATGAAACGCAAAAATAGAGAAAATTACTGGCCAAATCAAAATCGTCGCCAATTTCGTCGCGAATTAGTACAAACAGCCGGTAATGCAAATCGTGATAAAACACAAGATGCTTCAACTGTTGGATATTGTTTGAGCAGCCAAGAATCACAACCGCGTATTCCAAGATCATTTAGACAATATGCCACTAAAGAAGCATTAAAAGAATACGACAGACAAGAAAAAGAAGAAACTAAAGCTATATTTGATTTCCTTCATGGTTGTGCAGATAAGGGAATTTGCCCAGGTTGTGAGGGACCTTATGAACATGGTAGAACAGGATACATATATTGTCCAAACTGTAGAGAAGAAGATTAAAAGTCTTCATCATCCTGTACCTCTTAAAGATTCAGATTTAAATATTATCATAACTGAAGCAAATGTGTGGGGTCTAGAGTTTTCTAAAAAGATTGCTAATATTGAAATATATAGGAGATAATATGAAACCTAGAAATACAATAATGGCACTTATCGCTAAAAACGATCCTGCTAGATATCATACGAGATCTGTAGAGGCGGAACAGGATAAGTTGCAAAAGAATAGAGCTAGAAGACGAGAGAAAGAACGTAGGGAAGAAAATATTATGGATTTAAATATTGGAGTATCGTCCAACGGTAAGGACGCGAGTTTCTGAGGCTCGCTATATAAGTTCGAATCTTATTGCTCCAACCAATCTTATTATGTTGAGCCACCCTGATCATAGTGGCGAGGTCGGAACCCGAGGATAACCATGTACGTTCGATTCGTACCGGCATAGTAAGATCATTAATTTAGAGATAACAAATCATATCCAATAGATTTTTTGTGATGGTTTGTTCCCAAAGGCAAGTAATAATATTCAAATCCCAAACATTCTCCTTTGTCAAAATATTGGATTATTCGATATATTTTACAAAGCTGATTATCTTTCATAACCATTTGTCCATAAAAAAATTTCTGTTTCATACTATTTTATATACGTCAAACGCGACTATGGAAACATTTAATAATACATATAAGATCATATCTCGCATTTCAAAATCAAAACAGATAGAGACTACAAACACTATTGTTATACTAAAGCCTGATGATTTTGATTCCGCTCAATTTTCTTGTAATTTGTTATTTAAATTGTGCGAAGAGTGTGAAGAGAATATTGGTATGAGAGCTTTGTATACGCATTATAGAAAAAATAACGCTTACAAACTCTTTAAAGATCGAAGTAATAATAGTGAACTAAAACCTATTGATAGCTCTTCTTTTGTGACAACTAGAGATTCTTTTGTAACCAATGCCCCAATCCAAAGAAGGTCTTTTATTACAGTTGAAAGATATTGCAAAAATCTTTGGACTAGATTTAATAGCAGATATTTCAATGTCGCTATAATGGATGATGCGGATTTAGCAAACAATAACAACTTTAGTGATATATTTCAAACTATAAGGTTTGGTGTTTGGGATCGTAGTGGTGAATATAACAATGGTGTTTTAGTATATATAGTTAATAAGCGAGACCAGTATAAGTTTTGGGAAAATAGTTTTATAATAGATAGTGAATTGTTGGTTGAAAACTTGGTATTTAAAGAAAAACCAGATTCTATAACTCTTAATAGACAAGCGAATTATTTTATGTTTGATTTGTGTAAATGAATGCTACTATGATGTAATTGGTAGCCATGCATCGTTTAGACCGATGTCCGTAA